TAAAATGTCAACAAAGCCCGTGTGGGAAAAAACCCGCCCTAAAAGTCTTGGCAAGCCAAAAGAGTTAAGCCCTAACCAGATCAAAGCCGCAAAGGCTTTCGCAAAGCGCACGGGTACTAAGTACCCATCTTTGGTGGCCAACATGGCTGGAGCAAAGAAAGGTAACTGGTAATGGCCTCCGTAATGACGTATTCGTCGCTGGTAGAGAACATCCAATCGTATTTGGAGCGTACCGACCAAGCGACTCTTGACAAGATCCCCACATTTATCATGTTGGCGGAACAGGTCATGGCTGCGGACTTAAAGTTTCTTGGAAACCTAACTGTCGCTACAAGCAACATGGTTCAAGGCGAAAACGTCATAGATAAGCCAGCCCGCTGGAGAAAAACCGTATCCATGAACGTGACGGTTAACGGCGTGCGCCAACCCATATTCTTGAGAAAGTACGAATACCTAAGAGAATATTGGCCAAACCCTACACAACAAGATGTGCCTTTCTTCTATTGTGATTACGACTACACCCATTGGATGATCGCACCTACGCCTGATGATGATTATGCTTATGAGGTGCTGTATTACGAGCGTGTCCAGCCTTTAGACGCAACTAACCAAAGCAACTGGTTCACAGAATACGCCCCCCAAGCTTTGCTTTATGGATCACTCCTGCAAGCCATGCCGTTCTTGAAGAATGATGAGCGCATTCCTATGTGGCAAGCTCAATATGAACAAATCATGAATGTACTGAAAACTGAAGACGTTGCCCGAATTGGGGATCGTCAAGCGATTGCGAGGGATATATGAGCTTTATTTCGCCCTTCACGGGAAACGTAATCCAACCTACGGACGTTTCTTACAGATCCGTTACGCTTTCTGCCAATACTGATCTGTTTTGGCCTATTAACGGTGGCGTTACAGACAATGTGGCCGCTCGGATTATGGACGTTACAGCCACTACTGCTGGCTTGTCTTTGTCTATGCCCCCCGCAAATCAAGCCTCTGTGGGTCAAGATGCCCTGATCCGAAACATTGGCGCTAATACCTTCACCGTTAAAGATGCTGCTGGCAACTCTATTGCAAGCGTAGCTCCTAGTGCTTCACGTTACATCTACATCACCACAAACGCCACCATAGCAGGAACATGGGGCAACATTGCCTTTGGCGTGGGATCTTCTAGCGTAGACGCTGGTGCATTGGCTGGATACGGCTTAAAAGCCATCACCAACACCCTAAATGCAGCTCACAATGTCACCACATTCTCTTCTGCCTATACCGCTATTGCTTCTGACAGAGCCTCTTACTACGTGTGGGATAGCGGCGCTGGAACCTTAACGCTTACATCAGCCGTTACGTTAGGTAACGATTGGTTTATGATGTTGAGAAATGGCGGGACTGGCACTTTGACCGTGGCCCCCTCTGGAGGAAATTTAATCAATGGTGCCGCTTCTATCTCTTTGCAGCCTTCTGATTCCTGCTTTATCTGCTGCTCTGGCGTGGCTTTCTACACCGTCGGCCTTGGACGCAGTACTCAGTTCAATTTTACGCAGCTTACCAAAGCTGTTACATCTGGTAGCTACACTCTAACCTCCGCTGAGGCCGCAAACGTCGTACAGAAGTACACGGGAACTTTAAGCGGCAATGTAACCGTTACAGTCCCCCAAACCGTTCAGGTTTACTACATCACCAACCAAACCAATGGAACTGGTGCTGGGTATACCATCACCTTTACCACGGGAGCGGGCGGCGGAACGGCCACTGTTCCTGCTGGTCAACAAGTTATCTTGCTGTGTGACTCGGTAAACTTGCTAAACGCCTCCACGATTGCCGCTGGGGCTACCACTGTTTCTTTGGTCTCTGGTTCCGTGGGTGCGCCATCTTTGAACTTTGCTTCAGAGTCTTCTACTGGTATTTATAGACCCGCAACTGGTGAATTGGGAATGGCCATCCTTGGCGTCAACTTGTTTACGTTGTCGTCTTCTGGTTTAACCATAAGCGGAACAGGAACCTTTACAGGCGGCATTTCGGGCGGAGTGTTCTAATGACGCAGAAGGTATTTGCTCTTGATACCAAAGCTGGCGTCCAACGGGACGGAACCGTCTTTGATAAGCAATTTTACAATGATGGACGCTGGGTAAGGTTTCAGCGTGGACGCCCTAGAAAAATGGGTGGATATCGTGTCATTTCCGATCAATTGACAGGCCCATCAAGGGGCATTTGGGTTAACGCTCAGAACGCATTTAACTACATCTTCAGTGGTTATAACAATGGTTTGCAAGTGCTCACTATTGATGATAACGGCGTTGGTGCTGGTATTAACAATTTTACGCTGTCAAACTTTACTGCATCCAACTTAAATCTTTGGCAATTTGATGGCTTTTATGACGTTGCTGGAGCTGGAGTGCAGTCATTGCTGGCGCACCCAGGCCATAACCTTGCCTCAGTTGACAATGACTTTAATACGCCCGTCCTGATCGGTGACATAAATGGTTTAACCATGTCACAAATTGGTACGTTTACTGACACCATTACTTCTACTGGCACTGCCGTAGTGACTATTGCGGCCTCAAATCCTTTAATTGGTGCTGGTCAAACTGTTACGGGAACTAGCATCCCCGCCAACACCACAGTAGTTTCAGTCTCCACAACTACCGTAACGCTTTCTAACGCAGTCCCCGCGGGAGTGATTGCGGCAACCTTTAATAACAACATCAGCGTGTCTGGTGGCGTAGTCTCCCTGCATCCCTACGTCTTTGTTTATGGCAACAATGGTCTGATTCAGAACTGCTCCGCTGGCAACGCTCAAGACTGGGTTTCCGCAGACGCTAATGCAACCAACGTAGCCACAGGAAAGATTGTTCAAGGGTTACCCGTCAGGGGTGGCTCTAACTCGCCTTCTGGGCTGTTTTGGAGCCTTGATAGCTTGATTCGCGTGTCCTACATCGGTGGAGCTGGAACACCCCCACAATACTGGCGCTATGACATCATCAGCTCGCAGTCTTCTATTCTGTCTAGCCAATCTGCAATTGAATACGATGGAGTGTATTACTGGTGCGGAGTAGACCGTTTCTTAATGTACAACGGTGTTGTTAAGGAAATTCCTAACAGCATGAATCAGAACTACTTCTTTGACAATTTAAACTATAGCCAAAGGCAAAAAGTTTGGGTCAGCAAAGTCCCACGTTTTGGTGAGGTTTGGTGGTTCTATCCTAGAGGTGACGCTACTGAATGTACTGACGCTATCGTTTATAACACCCGTGAAAACACTTGGTACGACGCTGGCCAAGCTTTAGGCGCTCGCCGTTCAGCGGGTTACTTTTCTCAAGTGTTTAGCTTTCCTGTACAAGCTAATTGGGAGACATCCCCAGCGGAGACCGTTTTTACCGACTCATTTAACACGGTAAACGCAAGCCAATTCTTATACTTAGACACGTACAACACCCAAGTGGTTTTGGGGCTGATCATTTCTGGGTCAGGAATTCCTACAAATACCTACGTTACCGCCATAAAGACCAGCAGCATCAAGACATTGGGGGCCATTACTGGAGGTGCGGGTTACGTTAACGGCACTTACACCAACGTCACCCTTACTGGTGGCAGCGGAAGCGGCGCAAAGGCTACTGTAACCGTTACTGGAGGTAATGTAACAGCCGTTACCGTAACATCTAGAGGCGCTGGATACCAAGTGGGAAACGCTCTGAGCGCATCCAATACTGAGTTGGGTGGATCTGGTGCTGGTTTTTCTATCCCTGTTACAGTTTTGTATGCACAAGGCATTCAGATGTCTGCCGCGGCTACCGCAACGGCCACAGTACCTCTTACATTCTCCACACCAGAAAACAGAATTGAAATCCTCCAACATGAGATTGGAACAGACGCAATCAACGGGCAGAACGTCAATGCGATTGAAAGCTACTTTGAGACCAATGATCTAGGATGGGTCTCTGGAGGCCCCTCAGAACCCGCTATGACTGGAGTAAACAGATGGTTAAGGCTAGAGAGGGTAGAACCTGATTTTGTGCTAGAGGGCAATATGACCCTTTACGTTACAGGTCGTCCTTATGCACAATCGGCTGATGCTCAATCTGCTCCTTACGTGTTTGATGCCACCACAAACAAGATTGACATGAAAGAACAACGGCGCGAGATTAGGCTCAAATTTGTTTCTAACGAGGCTGGTGGAGACTATCAATTGGGGCGCGTGCTCTTAAATGCAGATTTGGCGGGAGATACGCGTGGATATTAGAGGCCCAGCACTTGTTTATGACCCAAGGTTTCATTCGTTTGATTCTTGGGCTAGTCTGCTGTGTGAGTTGTATGCTCCGCAGCAGCTAGAGATTCCGAGCGCCCAAACAGATTGGAAAGTTTGGGGCAATGGCATTAAGGCAATTGATGTATTTACAAATGAAGCTATCCCTTCAACAGACAACTATGAAGACTGGCAAGTATGGGCAGAAGCTCTAGTAAACGCCGTCAACCCAGCAACTTGAGGTAAAAATGAAATATTGGTGTGACAACTCTCCAGTAAGAACGCATTTTTTAAATGCGTGGAGCATTCTTTTCCCCGCTTGGGAGAAGGTGTTTGCTGCTGTAGCAAATCATCACAAACCAAATATTGATGACTTGAGCTTGGTAAAGAGAATTGAAAAGTTTGTTGATCAAGAAACTGCTCATGCCAACGCTCACCACAAACACAACGAGCGGTCAGAAATAACAGAACTAGAGAAGCAACAAGAGCGCAGGGCGCAGGTTGCCATGAGAAAATTGGGGCATCCTATGTGGCTTGCTACTATGGTATCTATTGAGCATTTGGCGGCTTGCTGCTCTAGAACTTTTTTAAAGTTGTATGGGCATAGAGAGGAAAGAGAATTTAAACTTTTTGCTTGGCACGCAAGGGAAGAGCTAGAACATAAAAGTTTGGCTATGGACTTGTGGACATCCTTGGGCCATGACAGAAAAACATTAAGAACAGCACTGATAGCAAACCAGAAATTTATATGGAGCTTTGTGCTTTTGTACGTTTATAAGAAGCTAAAAGAAGAAAAGCTATTATTGAATCCATTTGTTTGGTTTGAAATTTTTGTGGTTGGATTTATTGTTTTTTGGGGAATATTTGTTCCGTCATTTAAAGTTTATTCAAACAAGTTTCATCCCGACAATCAAGATGACTCAGTTTATATGGTGACAGCATGAACAATAGAATGATTCCGGGCGGCAAAGAAAAATTGCCAGTAGAAAAAATAGTTGAAATAGATTTAGAGAGAAACTATTCTGGACAAGACATAACTACTGCTCAAGGTTTAAAATTTTTAGAGCAGTACTTGTCTGAAGGATTTACTTTGGACAGAGTTGGCAATACTGTTTTTATAAACAAGCCAATTGATGAGCAAACAATTCTTTTTCACACAGTAAGCGCAGACAATGTTAAGGCTTTATTGCACGCCGCAATGATGTTTTATATTTACAAAAAAGATCAAGGTTTTCAAACTGCTGTTACATATTTTGATAACCCCGATGTTGTTAGCTTATTTGACCGACCTTTTGCAGAAGTTCAAGAGGCAAATGATGAAAATGGTAAATATATTGGCATTGTGCATATTGACCAAATGGAAACAGAGGGGGGTGCATAATGGGATGGGTAAAACAAGAAACTGGCATTGATTTAGGAAGTCCGCAAGATTGGACTGAAAATACATCAGATGCCATTGCCCAAACGGGTCAAGTTGTATCTGACGCAATTCATGATGTTGGAACTACGGTAGCTAAAGACCCGCTTCTTAGCACTGCTGCTGTAATTGCGTTAACACCATATATTGGTGCTCCTGCGGCTTCTGCGCTTGTATCTGCTAATGCTGGAGCGCCTCCAGAAGTTATTGCAAGAAATATGATTTTGGCTGGAGTTGCTGCTGAAGTGGCGCAACAAGTTGCCCCTGAAGTAGCAAGCATGACAAATAAAACGGTTGGCAATATTGCTGGACAAGCCGCTGGTTCTGCTGCAACTGCTGCGCTTACTGGTAGAGATCCCATTCAGGCCGCTACAAATGCTTTGATAACGGGCGGGATAACTGCTGGAACAAGCGAAGTGCTGGGGCAAGTCGAAGGGTTTAGTGATCTAACTCCGACTCAACAAAGGGCTGTATCTGCTGCTGTATCTGCTGAGCTTCAAGGTAAAGACCCTACCGCCGCTTTAATTCGTGGCGCTATCAATATTGGTAGAGAAAAAGTACAAGATGAAATAAAGTATGCTAAGTATGAAGATATGGACTTTGGTGTCAATCAAGGTGCTGTAGATAAACTTGCAGCAGAGCAAGCACAGAATGATTTCTATAATTCTATTAAAATAAATCCTGATACGGTTACCGATACTGCTCCAGCTTCTAATGATGTGGTAGATCAATTGGTTAATTCGGGTGATGAGATAGCCTCTATAGGTGGTCAACCCGTAACAACCAGCCCTGGTGAAGAGCCGCTTGCAGACTTAAGTAAATCTGGAGTCATAATGCCAGACGGTACATTTAAGACTTGGGCCGAGTTAGATGAACTGGCTGGCGTTCCACCCGGCACCACCTATACTGACGGAAGTACAAAAATAACCGATGACACTTTTACTAAGCTGTCTACAACACAAAAGTCTACGGCTCTAGATATGGTGAAGAGCGGCATCCCGCTGAATCAAGCTGTAAAGTATGTGAACTCTATGGGGCAGACTGTATCTCAGCCAGCCCAACAAGTTCAACAAACCCAACAGACATCATCTGGAACTGCGCTATCTCCGCTATCACCTCAATACTTAAC